GAAACGAGTGAAAAGCAAATACTTGAGGGACTCGATACAACGATAGACTGGAAGAATACAGGTGATAACAGTTATGATGGTGAGAAGCTCAAGTTATTAGTACATGATGAATCAGGTAAATGGGAAAGACCTGATAACATATTAAATAACTGGAGAGTAACAAAAACTACGCTACGTTTAGGTAGTAGAATTATAGGAAAGTGTATGATGGGATCAACATCCAATGCATTAGAAAAAGGTGGTGATAACTTCAAAAAGCTTTATTATGACTCAGATGTTACAAGACGAAATAAAAATGGACAGACTAGCTCGGGATTATATAGTTTGTTCATACCTATGGAATGGAACTACGAAGGATACATTGATTCTTTTGGATACCCTGTCTTTGATACTCCAGAAGAACCCGTCCTTGGAAATGATGAAGACTATATCGATACCGGAGTCATAGACTTTTGGGAAAATGAAGTTGATGGTTTAAAACATGACAGTGACGGTTTAAATGAATATTATCGTCAATTCCCTCGTACTGAAGAGCATGCGTTTAGGGATGAAGCTAAAAATAGTATATTTAATTTAAGCAAAATATATGAACAGATTGATTTTAATGAAAGTGCTACAAGAGATGGTTTGGTCACTAAGGGATCGTTTTCGTGGGAAAATGGAATAAAGGATACAAAAGTTATATTCTCACCTAATCCTAATGGCAGGTTTTTAGTTAGCTGGGTACCGTCTAAGAATCTGCAAAACAATGTAATAGTAAAGAATGGCGCAAAGTATCCGGGTAATGAGCACGTTGGCGCTTTTGGTTGTGACTCATATGATATATCTGGAACAACAGATGGTGTTGGGTCTAAAGGTTCACTTCACGGATTAACTAAGTTTAGCATGGAAGATGCACCACCTAATACATTTTTTTTAGAATATGTAGCAAGGCCACAAACCGCGGAAATATTTTTTGAAGATGTACTTATGGCATTAGTATTTTACGGAATGCCGATATTAGCAGAAAATAACAAACCTAGATTGCTATATCATTTGAAACGAAGAGGTTATAGAGGATTTTCAATGAATAGACCTGACAAAATTTGGAATAAATTATCTGTAACTGAAAAAGAAATTGGCGGAATACCCAATACATCTGAAGACATAAAACAAGCTCACGCTGCCGCTATTGAAACATATATAGATAAATATGTTGGTTATAATGAAGAGGGTAGCGGTAATATTTATTTTAATAGAACATTAAATGATTGGGCAAGGTTTGATATAAATAAAAGAACAAAGTATGACGCAACTATTAGCTCTGGGCTCGCTATCATGGCTTGCAATAGGCATTTATATCATCCGAAACCAAAGCATGAAAAACAATCATTAGGAATACAAATAAAAAGATTTAACAATAAAGGAATGCATTCGCAAATAATTAAATAGCATGGCTGAAACAATTTTAAAAAGTTCATTTCCAAGTCAAATAGCAAGCGATGCTGAAAAGGCTAGTTTAGATTACGGATTAGAAGTAGCTCGTGCTATTGAACATGAATGGTTCAAAAGAGACTCAGGCGCTACTAGATTCTATTCTAATAGAGATGAATACCATAGACTCAGACTATATGCAAGAGGTGAGCAGTCTGTAAAAAAATATAAAGATGAATTATCTATTAACGGTGATTTGTCTTATCTTAATTTAGATTGGAAACCTGTACCTATCATACCAAAATTTGTAGACATCGTTGTAAACGGTATGTCAGATAGATTATATGATGTTAAAGCTTTTTCACAAGATCCATCTTCTGTTGAGCAAAGAACAAAATATGTTGAGTCTATTATGACAGATATGCAAACAAGGGCAATATCTGATCAAATACAAGAACAACTTGGGATTAATGTTTATAATAATGATCCTGAAAAATTACCAGAGTCTGAAGAGGAACTATCATTACATATGCAGCTTGAATACAAACAAGCAATTGAAATAGCTCAAGAACAAGCTATTAATTCTGTAATGAATGCAAATAATTATGATTTACTACAAAGAAGAGTAAATTATGATTTAACTGTTATTGGTATTGGTTGTGTTAAAAATGAATTTAATAAGTCTGAAGGTATTAAACTTAAGTATGTTGATCCTGCGGATATTGTTTATTCATATACGTATTCACCTTATTTTGATGATATATATTATATAGGTGAAGTTAAAAGCGTGACAATCAATGAGTTAAAGCAACAGTTTCCTGAATTAACTAATGAAGATTTAGAAAACCTAACTAAACAAGGTGTACAGACGCCAGCTTCTCATAATAGATTTATTAATGAAGATAGTGTTTTAGATGCAAATACTATTCAAGTTTTATATTTTAATTATAAGACTTACAATAATGAAGTATTTAAAATAAAGAAAACAGCTTCTGGTGCTGATAAAGCAATTCCTAAAAACGATCAGTTTAATCCTCCAAAAGATGATAGATCAAGATTTGCAAAAGAATCAAGATCAATTGAAGTGGTTTATGATGGTGCATTTGTTTTAGGTACTAAAAAAATGCTTAAATGGGAAATTGCAAAAAATATGGTAAGACCAAAAAGCGATACTACAAAAGTAATGCTTAATTACCATGTTGTTGCTCCTAGAATATATAAAGGTCGTATTGAATCTCTTGTAAGCCGTATAACTGGTTTTGCAGATATGATTCAATTAACGCATTTAAAGCTACAACAAGTATTATCAAGAATGATACCTGATGGAGTTTATTTAGATGCTGATGGATTGGCTGAAATTGATTTAGGTAATGGAACAAATTATAATCCGCAAGAAGCATTGAATATGTTCTTCCAAACGGGTTCTGTTATTGGTAGATCAATGACTCAGGACGGCGATTTAAATCCAGGTAAAGTACCAATCCAAGAATTAACATCTAATGGCGGTAATAATAAAATAAGTTCACTTATAAGCACTTATAATTATTATTTACAAATGATCCGTGACGTAACAGGCTTAAATGAAGCAAGAGATGGTTCTATGCCAGATAAAAACGCACTGGTCGGTGTACAAAAGCTTGCAGCAGCAAATTCAAATACTGCTACACGTCATATATTACAATCAAGCTTATACCTAACTGCTAAAACAGCTGAAGCAATAAGCTTAAGAATATCAGATGTATTAGAATTTTCACCAACAAGAGATGCATTTATTTCAAGCATTGGAAGATTTAATGTTGGTACATTAGAAGATATTAAAAATATGCATTTGCATGATTTTGGTATTTACATTGAATTGTCACCAGATGAAGAAGAAAAAGGAATGCTTGAAAACAATATACAACAAGCACTCGCAAAAGACCAAATATATCTTGAAGATGCAATTGATATTAGAGAAATAAAAAATATCAAGCTTGCTAATCAATTATTAAAAGTACGTAGAAGAAAGAAACTACAGCAAGATCAAGAATCTCAACAACGTAATATTCAAGCACAAGCAAACGCTAATTCACAGAATACACAAGTTGCTGCGCAAATGGAAATTCAAAAGAATGAAGCTATTACAAATCAAAAAGCACAACTCATTCAAATTGAAAATGATCTTGAAATGCAAAAAATGCAACAAGAAAAAGAACTTAAGAAAGAACTTATGAAATATGAGTTTGATCTTAATATGGCTCTTAAGGATAGAGAAAATGAAGTGATTGACAAGAAAGAAAAGTATAAAGAGGATCGTAAAGATGAAAGAACTCGTATACAAGCATCACAACAATCTAAACTTATAGAGCAAAGAAAAGATAGAAAAGGTGAACAAGAATTTGAATCTGCAGGAAATGATACAATGGGTAGCGGATTTAATTTAGAAATGTTCGAACCTAGATAATTTTTATTTAACCAATTTTATATTATTTTATTATGGCTGAAGAAGCAAACAGTGTTGAAGAGACTGTACAAGAAACAGTTGAACAACAAGTAGAAGAACAACCGCAAGCGGAAGTTCAAACAGAAGAGAAACCTAATAATGTTACTGTTGATGATGATGGTACCATTAAAATAGATTTAAGACAACAACCTCAAACAGAAGAAACAGATGCCGTTCAAGAGCAAGAAACAACAAGCGTGGATGTGGGCGAACGAACCGGAGATAGCGCGGAAGTGGACCAAGAAGTACGGTCCGATAACAATGAAAGTGCAGCAGAAGAGCAAGTGCTCGAGCTCGTACAGGATGAAGAAACGGTAGAACAAGAAGCAACATTAGCGGATAAAATAAAAGATATTCCTAATAAGCTTAAAGAACAAGAGGAAGATGTAAATAATAATCAAGAAACCAATCAGTTACCAGAAAACATTGACAAGTTAGTCAAATTTATGGAAGAGACTGGTGGTACACTTGAAGATTATGTGAATCTTAATAAAGATTATGATAGTATGGATGATATGCAATTATTGCGTGAATACTATCAACAAACAAAACCGCATTTATCAAACGATGAAATTGATTTCTTAATTGAAGACAATTTTTCATATGACGAAGAAGTTGATGAAGAGCGAGATATAAAAAGAAAAAAATTACTATTTAAAGAATCAATTGCTGAAGCTAAATCAAATCTTTCTAATCTGAAGAACCAATATTACGATGACCTTAAGTTAAGCTCAAAGTTAACTCCAGAACAAAAAGAAGCGGTTCAGTTTTACAACGATTATAAAGTTGAACAAGAATCAACACAGAAATTGCGCGAACAGCAACGAAACATTTTTGAACAACAAACTAATAATTTATTTTCAAATGAATTCAAAGGTTTTGAATACAAAGTTGGAAATAATAAATATAGGTTTAATGTAAAAGATGTTGATAGTGTTAAATCATCTCAATCGGATATAAACACATTGGTTAGCAAGTTTGTTAACGAAAACAATGAATTATCTGATGCAGCTGGTTATCATAAAGCACTATTTACCGCAATGAATTCAGATGCTATTGCAAATCATTTTTATGAGCAAGGTAGAGCAGATGCTATTAAAGAGTCTATGGCTAAATCTAAAAATGTAGATATGGCTCCTCGCCAAGGTCATGAAGCGGTTACAACAGATTCTGGATTTAAAATCCGTGCAGTTAGTGGTGATGACAGTTCTAAATTACGAGTTAAAATTAGACAATAATAATTAAAAAATAATTTAAAATGGGATTATTTGGAACAGGTGGATCGTTTCCTGCTGGGTTAACACCTTCACCTACTAAAACACTTTTCTCAGGTAACTACCTGACTTTTGATTCTGCCTCTGGAGGTGGAACATTTGCACAACAATTTTTACCAGACGTATACGAAAAGGAAGTTGAGCGTTACGGAAATCGCTCTGTTTCTTCTTTCTTACGCATGGTAGGAGCTGAAATTCCTTCTGCTTCAGATCAAGTTATCTGGTCAGAACAAGGAAGATTACACATCGCATATGATGCTGCTGCGGCAAACACTGCAACTAATGTTATTACAGAAGCTGGACACGCTGTACGCGCCGGTCAAACCGTAGCTATTAGCGAAGGTCTTGTAACTGTAAAAGCTGTAGTTACTGCTGTTACTGATGACACATTTACTGTTGCTCCTTATGCTGAGCAAGATCTTGACGCTGCTGGTTTATCTACTGGTACTGCTGTAGCTGTTAAAGTATTTGTTTATGGTTCAGAATTTGCTAAAGGTTCTGCTGGAATGACTGGATCAATTGATGCTGGTTTCCAACAGTTTAGCAATTCACCAATCATTATCAAAGATAAATATTCTATTTCTGGTTCTGATACTGCTCAAATCGGATGGGTTGAAGTTACTACTGAAAACGGTGCTTCTGGATACCTATGGTATTTGAAATCAGAGCATGAAACAAGACTTCGTTTTGAAGATTATCTTGAAATGTCAATGGTTGAAGGTGAATTAGCTGCTACTACTGGTAATGGTTCTGAAGCTGCTGATCAAGGATATAAAGGTACTGAAGGTCTTTTTGCTGCTATTGAAAGCCGTGGAAACATCTATCAAAACTTTAATTCTGGTGAAGCCACTTTAAGCAATGCTGGAGCAGATAGAACTGCACTTCAAGACTTTGATGAAATTCTTAAGAATCTTGACAAGCAAGGAGCTATTGAAGAAAACATGCTTTTCTTAAACAGAGCTACCGCACTTGCTTTTGATGATATGCTAGGAGCTGTAAATGCTCACTATAACGGTGGTACTTCTTACGGAGTATTCAACAACAGTGAGGATATGGCGCTTAACCTAGGATTCAGCGGTTTCCGCAGAGGATCTTACGACTTCTACAAAACTGACTGGAAATACTTAAATGATGCTGCTACACGTGGTCTTACTGAAGATATTGATGGTGTACTTGTACCTGCTGGTACTTCAACTGTATACGATCAGCAACTAGGTAAGAACATTAAGCGTCCTTTCTTACACGTACGTTATAGAGCTTCTGAAGCTGATGATAGAAAAATGAAATCTTGGATCACTGGATCTGTAGGTGGAGTTTATACTTCTGACGTTGATGAGATGAATGTACACTTCTTGTCTGAAAGATGTTTATGTGTTCAAGGAGCAAACAACTTTGTATTATTCAAGTCTGTTACTCAAGGAGCATAATTAATAATGTAAGAAATGGGGCGCTTTAGGGCGTCCCTGCTCTTACTTTTTATCAATTTTATTATATTATATTATGGCAAAGAAAAAAGAGTCTATGGAGGTTTTAGAAACACCCGTAGCAGAGGCAGTTCAAACTGCACCGCAACCAAAAACTCCTATTAAACCTAAAAATGAATGGGAATTAAAAGATAGGACTTATATTTTATTAGGTAATAAAGCACCAATTACATATACCCTAGCTTCAAGACATCACAGTAGAAATCCATTAATGTGGTGGGACGAAGAAAAAGGTATGAGCCGAGAATTAAGATATGCTTCTAATCAAAATTCACCTTTTAAAGATGAACAAGATGGTTTTTCTACATTAAAGCATATTGTATTTAGAAATGGTTCTTTATTTGTGCCAAAATCAGATCAAGCTTTACAGAAGCTATTATCTCTGTATCACCCACAAAGAAATTTAACTTATTATGAGGTTGATGCGATTGCTGAAGCAAAAGATGATTTAGAAGATCTTGAACTTGAAATTACAGCACTTAACTTAGCTAAAGATTTAGATATTGATCATTCTGAAGCGGTATTAAGAGTTGAGCAAGGTTCAGCTGTATCTAAAATGACATCTTCAGAAATTAGAAGAGATATATTATTATTTGCAAAACGTAATCCAGCTACATTTATTGCACTTGTTGAAGACGATAATGTACAATTAAGAAACTTTGCTATTAAAGCGGTTGAAGCTGGTATTATTAGCCTTTCTGGTGATCAAAGATCATTCCACTGGGGAAGTAATAATAAAAAGTTAATGTCAGTACCTTTTGACGAAAATCCATATTCTGCATTTGCAGCATATTTAAAAACAGACGAAGGTGTTGAGGTTTATAAATCAATAGAAAAGAAAATTTAAATAAACCACTGTAGTGATAGGGTCGCTTCGGTGGCCCTTATCATTATAATACAAGATACATGATTAGTATAGATACAGTATATCAAAGAGTACTTGCCATACTTAATAAAGAGCAAAGGGGATATATTACACCGCAAGAATTTAATTTGAAAGCCAATCAGGCACAGTTAGAAATATTTGAACAATATTTTTATGACCTGCAACAATTTAAAAGAATGCGTGATAATAATACAGAGTATTCTAACATGGTCAAGCTTATTGATGAGAAAATAAGTAAGTTTAAAAAATCTGGTACTATGACTTTTAGTTCTGGATCATTTTTAATGCCAAGTGATTTACATAAATTAGGTACTGTTATATATAATAATACTGAAATTGAAAGAGTTGATGCTAAAGAAGTTTTATACTTAAACGCATCACCGCTTGCTGCTCCAACTGCAACACATCCAATATATACTGAAAATATTGATAATACAAGTGAAGATTGGGGAGTTAAAATTTATCCTACATCAATTATATCAGGAGTTACTTGTACATATGTACGTAGACCTGCACAAGTTGAATGGAGTTATGTAGAAGTTGACAATACACCTTTATATAATGCAAATAATAGTGTTGACTTTGAATTACACGAATCAGACGAATCAAGTTTGGTTATAAAAATATTATCTTATTCTGGTATTATAGTAAGAGAACCAGAAATTACTAATACAGCAGAAGCCAAAGAGAATAAAACTTTAACACAAGAAAAATCATAATAGATGGCTTTATTTACACAAACACATGAACAATATTATGATGGTGACAATTATGGTAACTATCAATACACAGCTTTAAATGATGTTATCAATAACTTTATCATTTCCTATGTAGGGGATGATAAAATTATTAATACAGTAAAGCGAAGTGAAGTTGCATACCATGCTAGAAGAACATTACAAGAACTTAGCTATGATACATTGCGTTCAATTAAATCGCAAGAGCTTGAAGTTCCACCGTCATTGTCTATTGTGTTGCCACATGATTATGTAAACTACACACATATCTCTTGGGTTGACGATGCTGGTATTGAACAAGTCGTTTTACCAAATAGAATTACTAGTTCACCTACAGCCCCATTACAAGATGAAGATTATAATTATCTTTATGATCAAGATGGTAATCTATTATTAGCAAATAAATCAGTAACTGAAACAAGATTTCAAGATGGTACAGCTTATGATAATAGTTTATCAGATGTAAGCACAGACTTTTTAGAAGAAGGTTACGGATATAATGTTGATTATGGAAAGCGTTATGGAATAAATCCTGAAGTGACTACAAAGAATGGTGCTTTTGTAATAAACTACAATAAAGGTATTATATCTTTTTCAGGTGATTTTGCAGGTAGAATTATTACATTAAAATATATATCTGACAGTGTTGCCACAGATGAAGAAATGAAAATTCATAAATTAGCTGAAGAAGCTATGTATAAAAGCATAGCCTATGCTATTATGTCTGTAAAGCAAGGTATTCCTGAATATCAAGTTCAAAGAATACGCAAAGAAAAAATTGCTGCAACAAGAAAAGCTAAATTAAGATTAAGTAATATCAAGCTTAAAGAAATTTCGCAAATTATGCGAATTAAGTCTAAGCAAATAAAACACTAAGGTATTATGCCAGAAATTAAGCATGTATTTACCTCAGGTCGAATGAATAAAGACCTGGATGAAAGAGCTATACCTAATAACGAGTATAGAGATGCTTTAAATGTTCAGGTATCAACTTCTGATGGAAGTGATGTTGGTGCATTACAGAATATATCTGGTAATCAGCAAATATCATTATTAACTGAAGAAGGGGCAAAAGTAATAGGCTCAGTAAGAGATACTGAAAATAATAGAATATATTGGTTTGTAGCTAGTAATGCTAAAAGTTTAATTGTTGAATATAATGAAGAAACTAATTTAGCTTACCCTGTATTAGTTGACGTACACAATATTTTAAAGTTTAGTGAAAACTATTTAATTACTGGCGCTAATATAATTGATGGTTTATTGTTTTTTACAGATAATCAAACTGAACCTAAAAAAATAAACATAGAAAAGTTTAAAGCTGGGACGCCTAATTTTAATGATCATTCACAATTATATAATAGACGTTTCGCTGAAGCTGATATTACTGTTATAAAGAA